ACTTGCGAACCTGCCGGAGCACGTCCGCAAGGCGTGGCTGCTGGGCGAGTGGGTCATCGAGGGCGTCTACTTCGCCGACTTCAAAGCGAAGAAGGACGGGGCACCGTGGCACGTCTTGGACGAGATGCCGAGCTACCGCGAGGTGCTGCTCGATCAGCACAGCCGGATTGGGATCTACCGCACCGTGGATTTCGGCTTCGACCCGGATCCGGCGGTCTGTTTGTGGATCGCGGTGCTGCCGAATGGGCGAGCGGTGGTCATCAAGGAGCGGAGCTGGTGGCGCACGACGGCGGCCCAGGTCGCACGCGAGATCGTCAGCGAGTCGGCGGGCATGAAGGTGCTCGAAACCTTCTGCGACCCGACGATGTTCGACAACCAGAAGGCGACGGGCAGCTCGGTCGGCGATCTGATGGAGCAATCGGGGCTGCCGCTGACGCCGAGTGTCAACGACCGCATTGCGGCGGGCTACGCGATTCACGAGTGGCTGAACACGATAGTCGAGGACGTGCCGAAGCTGCAGGTCGTGCGCTGGGCGTGCCCGCAGCTCGTGCGGACGTTCCCCGAGATCCGCCAGGACAAGAACAACCCGCAAAAGATTGCCGACGGCAACGACCACTACGTGCTCGCGCTCGCGCAGTTCTGCATGGGGAACGCGGTCCCGAGCTTGGAGATCGCCGAGTCGGTGCGGAAGCCGTGGATGCGAGCGAACCGCAACTATCGGATTGGGTCTGACAACGTGCGTGAGGGGATGTACTGATGGCTGACGCGCATTCGCCGAAGGCGTGGAAGGGCAAGATCGAGGCCTGCCGCAAGCGACGCGACCGCTTCGTGTCCGACATCTGGCAAACCAACGTCGCGTTCCGCGTGCAGCGGCCGTTTTCCCAAACCACTGACGACGCGGCCGAGTCGACCGGCTCCGATCAAGTCGCGGTGCCTGCGGATTGGTCGCGCAGCCGCGCCAAAGGGGCCGCGATGTTCTCCCAGGTGCCGCGCATCAGCCTGGAGGCGAAGCAGAAGCAGTTTGTGGCCGCCGTGCCGGTCTTCGAGCGCATCGCGAACCACTTTGTGCCGCTCGCCGGGGCCGCGAGCGTCATGGAGGAGTGCAACAGCGACGTGATCAACGCCGCCGGGATCTGCGCGGCGATTGCGAAGTACGAAGCGACCTTCGAGGAGGTCGAGATCCCGATGCCGATGCCGGGACTGCCCCCCGAGGCCGCCGGAGCGCCTCCAGGGATGCCCCCGCAGGCCGCGCCGGAGCTGCAGGGGGCCGCGCTGCCGCCGGAGCTGCCGCCGGAGCTGCCGATGGGGCCGCCGCCGATGCAGAAGGTCATGAAGGTCGTCAGCGAGCGCTACCGGTGGTACCGCATCAGCCCGGCGCAGCTCCTGTGGCCGGTGGAGTTTCGCGGCAGCGACTGGCAGCGCTGCCCGTGGCTCGGCTACGACGCGACGATGCCGTGGGCACGCGCCATGGAGGAGTTCAAGCTCACCGAGGACGACAAACGCGACTGCTGCACGACCGTGGGCAGCGAGACGACGACCAAGACGCTCAGCGGCGAGACGTCGCACGACGTCGGCGAGCACGACGAGATGGTGCGCTACTCGGAGATCTACTACTGGGCGTCGGAGTGCTATCCCGACGAGAAGCGCTTCGAAGCCATCCGCCGCATCGTGTTTGTGCATGGCCGCCGCGACGACGAGCCGGTGATTGACGAGGAGTACACCGGCCAGCAGTGGGTGGAGCAGCCGGGCGAGTTTGTCGGCGTCACGCGGCTGCCGATTGAAGTCGCGACGCTGACCTACGTCTCGGATCGCGCCGTGCCGCCGTCGGACAGCGAGATCGGGCGTCCGCAAGTGCTGGAGCAGATCCGCTCGCGCTCGCAGATGATCATGCAGCGCACGCGCAACTTACCGATTCGAACCGCTGATTCAAATCGTATTGATCCGCTCATTCTCGACTCGCTGATGAAAGGGACGTGGCAGGGAATTATTCCAACCAACGGCCCCGGCGACCGAGCGATCACGCAAGTCGCGGCCGCCGCGTTTCCGAAGGAGGACTTCAGCTTCGATGCGGTGAGCAATCGCGATCTCGATGATGCGTGGTCGATGTCGCCGAACCAGATGGGCAACTACGGATCGAGCGACCGCACGGCGACCGAAGCGTCGCAAGTCGCGAGCGCCTACGCGTCGGTGCTCGGGTTCCAACGCGGCAAGATCGTCAACATGTTTCTGGGCCTCGTCACCACGACGCTCGGGCTGCTGCAGCTCAACCTCGATGACTTCGAGGCGCAGGAGATCGTCGGCCCCGACGGCGTGCAGCAGCTCCAGGCGTGGAACCGCAAACAGATCAGCGGCAAGTTCGTCGCGACCGTGCGGCAAGACGCCACGGTGCTGCAGGACAGCGGGCAGCGTGTGCAGCAGCTCATGAAGTTTCTCAACATCGCGGGCAAGAGCGGACGCATCAACATCGATCCGATCCTGCAGGAGCTGGCGGCGTTGAGCGGCCTCGATCCGGCCGCCGTGCTGCTGCCGCCGCCGCAGCCGAAGATGGAGCAGCCGAACTTGTCCTGGCGCTTCAGCGGTGCGCCGGATGTGCACGATCCGATTGTCATGGGCTTCCTCATCAAGGCCGGGCAAGCGCCGGGGCCGCAGGAGATCGCGGCGGCGAAGAAGCTCATCGCCGATGGGTCACAACCGTTCGGCCCGAACGGCGAGCCGATGCCGAGCGTCGTCAGCGGTCCCGTGATGACGCAACCGCAGCTGCCGCCGGGGCCGCAGCCGCCGCCCGAGGATTGGGAAGCGATGCCGCGTGTGACCAAGCGGCCCGAGGAGCTGGGTGGCTGACGCGAAGAAGACCGTCACGCTGCGCGACCTCGACGTGCGCTTCGAAAGCGGCGGCGAACAGACGCTGACGCTCTGGCCCGCCGACAAGCTCGACCTGCTGATCACGGGCGACATCGTCGTGCAGTTCCACGAGCGGTCGAACGAGCTGATCCGTATGCACGGGCGGCACATCGAGTGGTACTCGCTGCGCGAGCGCGAGCAGAAGCTCCCCGAGGAGCCGCTGCATGCGCCGATGCCGCCGGAGGGGAAGCCGTCATGACATCGGAGGTACGCCATGCCCGATGACCCGACCAGTACCGGCCTTGCCGGTCGGTTGTACAAGCTGCTCTCGGGGCTGACGTATCCGATGCCGAAGGTCGTCGGCCGCAACAAGGCCCAGGCGCAGCGGATGCTCGACACGCTCATGGAGGACGACGACGTACGTCGTGAGATCCGAGGGACCAATCTCGTCATCGCGGACGAGTTCGGCCTGCCGTTGCCGGAGAACGACTACGAACCCACCTCTGCGGCCTTCGCTGATCCCATGGTGAAGACGATCATCATGGACCCCAAGCACCAGACGACGCCCCGTGTCTACACGCACGAGCTAGGGCATATTCGACAGGGCCGACTCGGCCTGCCGGTCGTGAACAACGAAGAAGCGGACTACCTCAGCGAGGAGCGGATGAAGCGGTTCATCGCTGACCGGGGACGCGGGACCGACCGCAATTACAGCCCGCCGCCCGTGCCGAACGAGCCGCGTAGCAGCCGTCATCCGCACCCAGACATCAACCTGCCGCTGGAGAAGAAACTGATCGAGCGCGAGCTGGAGGCGCGGAAGCTGCTCAGGCGCTACCGCGACGTGGGGCCATGACGTTTCGCGAGCGCGAGTACTTCTGCGGCCTGTGTCGCGTGGCGACGGCCGCGTGGCGCTGGGACACCGACCAAACGCCGCCATGCCCCGTGTGCGGTGTTGCTATGGCCGAGGTGACACACGAGCCGTCGCACGCGCACGCGGTCATCGGGGACGACATTCCTGGCGGCCTAGAGATCCGGCACGCCATCTGTCACGACGACGGCACGCCGCGTCGCTTCTACAGCAAGTCGGCGATTCGTGAGGCCGCTCGGAAGGCCGGGTGGACGATTGACGGCGAGACACCCAAGTCGACCAAACACCGGGAGGTCTAAAGTGATCAGTTTGATTCTGCTGATCGTCGTGCTCGGCGTCGTGTTGTACCTCGTGGAGCAGTACGTGCCGATGTCGCCGCCGCTGAAGGTCGTGCTGCGCGTCGTCGTCGTGATCCTGATCTGTTTGTACCTGCTGCGTGCCTTCGGTATCACCACGCAGCTCCCGAACCTCTGAAGGGGAACCATGTCAGACGAAGTCACTGCCGCCATTCAAGAGAGCATCGCCGGTCTTGAGGGATCGGAGTCGTCCCCGGACACCTCGGAGCTGGAGTCGACGGCGGCACCGGCTGCTGACGCCACGACTGACCCGACCAGTGCCCCCTCTGATCCCTCAAGCACGACCGCGCCACCGGCCCCAGGCACGCCGCCGGTCGCGCTCGATGAGAAGCCCAAGCGACGCGGCCCGGTGCCGCTGGACCGCCACGAGGCGGCCCTAGAGAGCGCTCGCAGCGAAGCCCGCGCCGAGCGCGACCACGCGCTCCAGCAGCTGCGCCAGGAGCACGACCAGCAGCTCGCCGAGGCCCGCACGAAGCTGCAGCTGCTCGACATCGCGGACAAGGAGCCGGAACGCTTCCTGGCCGCGCTCAAGCAAGCGGACCCGAGGTACGCCGAGCTGTTGGCGCGGGCGCAAGCACAAGCAGAGCACCACAACGGGAACGGTACGGCTGGCCCGCGCCCAGGACCGGATCGCCGGTTCGATGACGGCAGCCTCGGCTATTCCGACGAGCGCCTCGATGCGCTGATGGAGTGGAACGCGAAACGCGCCGAGGAACGCGCCGAGCAGCGCATCTTGGAGCGCTTCAAGCCTATCGAGGACGCGCATCTCGCGGACCAGCAGATCCGGCAGAGCATCGGCCGCGTGCGCGTGCAGGTCGAGACGGCGGTGCGCGACTGGCCGGGCTTCGCGGAGAACCAAGTCGAGATTGCCGCCGCGCTCGGGACCAACCGGACGTGGCAGCTCGCCGACGCGTATCGGCACGTCGTCCTGGGCAAAGCGCACAAGGACACGGCGCTGCGCGAGCAGGAGATCCGCGCCAAGGTGATCGCGGAGATGAACGCCAAGCCGAAGCGCGTCACCGGCACGTCGCCGAGCGGGAGCGCCCCGCCTGCGGCGTCGAGCGACGATCTGGAATCGATCATCAAGGCGAGTATTGCCAACCTGCCCCGATAGGGTGTAGGGTCTTTCGCATTCGTCGTTCGCTTCGTCGCAGTGAGTCCTCTGCGATACCAAGGACTCTCGTCGCAGTGCGGGTCTGAGATACCAACCCGTCGCATCGTCCCTGCGTCAAGGGCAGGCCTGCCACACGGGTGAGTCAGGTTCGGTACCACCGCTTCCGAGAACAGCGGCACCCCGCTAGGTGTGTCACTCGGAGGAGTACCGGACATGGCAATCACCATCGATCAGATCACCGCCGCGTCGTACCCCGCCGTCCTCACCGCGATGCGTAAGCCTGCGAACCAGTGGTCGCAGCACTCGCTATTGGACGAGCTGGAGAAGCGCAAGGGTGTCGAACGCAAAGCGTTCGGCCCAACGCTCGAAGAGACGCTGGACTACCGCAAGAACCCCGACGCCGCGTTCCTGGCGACGGATATGACGGACATCCCGACCACGCTCACGAAGACCGAAGTGCTCACCGCCGCGAGCTATCAGGTCGGCGAGCTGGCCTGCCCGATCACGTGGTCAGAAGGGGACGAGATCAAGAACCCCACCGAGAACCAGAAGGTGGCGCTCGTCAAGCAGCTGCTGGAGAACGGGATCAACACGCACGACGAGCTGATCGAGATCGCGCTCTTCGGCACGGTCACGAACAAGATGCTCGGGTTCCAGAACGTGTTGCCCGACGACGGCCAGGGCACGCCCGGCGGCATCGACGCAGCGGTCGAGACGTGGTGGCGCAACCCGGTCGGCACGTACCTCGATGACGGCAGCGACATCGAGGCGGCCATCGGCACCGTGTTCGACGCGGCGAGCAAGGGCAGCGGCAGCTCGCTGACGCCGTCGCTCCTCTTCACCGGTCCCGGCCCCTACGGGATCTATCAGGCGTCCCTGCAGACCTTGCAGCGCTTCATCGACACGCAGGAAGCCGACGCCGGATTCAAGCAGGTCGCCTTCCGCACGGCGCGGATGGTGTTCAGCCAGTACGGCAACACGCGCATCTACGGGATCAACCCGAAGTCGTTCCGCGTGGTCATCTCCAGCGACGCCAATCGCAAGCTGCTGGAGAAGGTGCAGATCCCGCAGAAGGTCGCGTGGATCCGCAAGATCTACAGCGGGATCCAGCTCGTCACCAACAACAAGAGCCGTGGGTTCGTGTTGACGCAGACGCCGGTTGTGCCGTAAGCGCAGGTTCCGTTCACGTTCTTGCGGCAGCGACGCGTGAGCGGTGAGGGGTGTGCGGCGGAAGGGTCGCACACCCCGCTTTTCACACAGGCAGGCGGCGTCCAAAATCCCGTCGGCCACTTCTTCCCCAGGAGCCATCCCATGGCGAAAGAGAACAGCAGCATCGACATCAGCGAGCTGGCGGGCGCGATCAGCGCAGGCATCGTCCAGGCGACGAACACCACCGGCCCGGTCAAGCAGATCCCGATCACGAAGTTCAAGCACAAGACCCCGTGGAACCCGACCGGCCGCAAGGACAGCCTGCGCCCGCAGTTCACGCGCACCTACTACCAGAACGGCGCACAGATCGCCATGTGGCACGTCACCGATGCCGACATCGAGCTGCTCAACCAGCTGCGGCCCGGCCGCTACTTCGACCGCAAGGTCGAGGTGGTCGAGCGCGTCGGCGAGAACGTCGGCGATCACGCGTCGATTGAGATCCGCTACAACAACGCGTCGGCGGATCAGCGCTTCGACCTGAAAAACTACTTCCGCAACTTCAGCGAGATGCTGCGCCTCATCGTGGAGCAGCAGAAGGCGGCGTAATGACGTTCACCGAGCTGGTCACCGAGGTGATGGCGCGGACGCGCCAGACGAGCACCGAAGCGCAGACACGCATCGGCCGCGAGATCAACGACCGCTATCGGCGCGTCACCACGTCGATTGGCTTGGCGACGAGTCGCCGGTTCACCGTCACCGCCGCGACGACCGTGGGAAACCCGACGGTCGTGCTCGACGGCGAGAAGGTGTTGGCCGTGTTCATGACGACGCCGAACAAGCAAGTGCTCGGCGAGATCACGTTCGATCAGTGGCGCAACCGGAATGCCTGGGCACCGGCCTCGGGCATTCCGACGAGCTACGCCGTCGCGACGCAGTCGGCGGGAGCCGTGACGATCAATCTGGATCCGGTGCCGGATGCGGTGTATGCGCTCTCGGCCGACGTGCTCCGCGAAGCCCCGCTGCTCGTCGCGGCGGTGCAACCGGACTTCGCGCCGTCGTTTCACGACGTGCTGATGTATGGCGCGTTGTCCGACGAGTGGATGCAGTTGAAGCAGGACGACCTCTACAAACGCGCCGAGCAGCTCTACGAGCAGCGCCTCGGCGAGCTGCGCTACTTCATCGCGAAGAGCGGCTACCTGCAGATCACGCAAGGCGGGACGAGCGGCCTGAGTCGCGGGCCGTACTGGCCGGGGTACACCATCCCGACGTGGTGGCGGTGACATGGCGTCGAGCCAGACCGGCGTCCTGCACATCATCGATTGCTCACGCGGGCTGAGCGACTGGTATCCGGCGCGCCTGGACGACGACCAGCTCGATGAAGCGTGGGACGTCGAGTTTCACGACGGGGCGGTCTGCGGTCGCCGCCATGGGTGCCTGGAGCGGGCGTTCGGCGTCGATCAGATCTCGCACTCGCTGTTCGTGTATACGCCGACAACGGATCGCGCGAACGACCGGCTGATGCTCGCGTTTAACGCCCCGGCGGGCGCAGGCG